TCATAGACTATCTATCAATAGAACTATTTAAATTAGATCCAAGCAATGAACATCTAAATAATTTTATGGCTATGAAGAACGAAGAAGGTTACCATATAAGTAAAACAATAAACAAATTTAAAAAGACTAATGAACTACCGAGTGGTTACAACACAGACGGTTCATGGCAACAAGAAAGGTAGAACTATGCACAACGAAATGAAATTTTTTGTGGCAGTCAGTATGACAATAATGCTAGGTATTATTTATTTAGCATTAACATAAAAAAAGTATTGACGGATTCAAATTAATTTAGTATAATGCAAACACAGGAGAACAACATGGCAAGTATTAAAGAACACACATCAGCAGATGTAACTAAACTATTACTGGTAGGCGACAGCGGATCTGGTAAAACTGCAGCACTAGCATCATTAGCTAACGCTGGAAAGAATCTTCGTATACTTGATTACGATGATGGTCTATCTATATTGACAGACCTACTAACTCCAGAGGGAGTCAATCGTGTATCATACGTAACTCTTAAAGATTCAATAGGCAAGGCAGAAGCTTTCCGTAAGGGAGCAAACTTAATTGCTAATTGGAAAGATGGAGACGAAGACTTTGGTTCAGTAAAGACTTGGACTAAAGATGATGTACTCGTGATTGATAGTCTTACTCTTATGGGTGAGTCAGCATTACGTAGTGCGTTAGTATTTAATAATAAGAAACCAACAGAACAACCATCTCAACCAGAGTGGGGAACAGCGGCACGTGATGTGCAACACCTCATCCAATATATAACTGGTTCAGAAGTTCCGTGTAATGTGGTGGTGACAACACACATGCAGTACATGGAAGGGGATTTGGGTGTGAGTAAATCATATCCAACTAGTGTGGGCTCAAAGCTATCTACAAAATTGGGCCGATACTTTAACTGTGTTTGTAGAGTGGACACTAAGAGTTCAAGCAAAGGCACAGAACGTTCGCTTCGAACTGTATCAGATCATCGAATGGATCTCAAAGTTCCTGCGTTAGACATATTAGAACCTAACACAGAGCTTGATCTTGCGAAATTGTTTGATGCAATTCAAGGGAATGCGAAGAAGAAGTTGTCAAAACCAATGTCAAAATAGGAGGTATATACCATGACAGGATCAGACGTGAGTGACTTTTTAAATATGTCACCAAATGAAGTACCACAAACGGTTACTTTACCAGAGGGTAGTTACGATTTTGTAATTACTAGCTATCGTTCAGACAGAGTAGGTGAGAACCAAACTCCGTTAGTGAAGATAAATGTGAAAGCTACAGGAGTTATCCAATCAGATTTGGATGAGGCTGATATAGCAAACGCAGAACCAACTAGACTGGAGTATTGGGCTACGCCTAATGCGATGAAGCAAAAGAATCCAGCTATGTCTTTGAAGAGTTTCTTAACTGACGCTTTAGATATGGCAGAGGATCAATCTTTCGGTGAGTTGCTTGAGCAAGCAATTGGTCAGTCTTTCTCGGGTGTTGTAAAGCACGAGATGGTTGGTAAGAACAAGGACATATTACAAGCATCTATTAAAAAGATTATTAATAGATAGGTTGTGATAGCATGAGTGATTACGCAGTACATAAGCGGGTTGAGTCGCAGGTTCCAGATTCTGGGAATTCTATTTGCATAGTTTTAGAATATCCTACGACTACCGAATCTAGACTTAACAAAATAAATACAGGAGGCATACAACAAGTATTGAATCCCATGTGCACACTCGCAGGTATAGATGCACAGACTGTCATGATCACTCATGCATTCCAATTAAAACCAGCACAAGAGAATGCTCAGTTCTTCTTTCACAAGCGGAACGAGTACAAAGCTCTTAAGAAAGAAGGGGAATGGAAGTCAAACTATTCTCCTTCTCAATACGGATTTCTAAAACAAGACTACGAACAAGACCTTGAAAGATTATACAAAGAGATCAATGACTTTAACCCTAACATTATAATTACTATGGGTGCTCTATCTTTCTGGTCAGTAACTAACATAGATAAGGTCGGCTCATATCGAGGGGCACTTACCTACACCAACACAGGCAGATTGAATAGACCATTCAAAGTTATGCCAACCTATAGTCCGTTCGCAGTTCTCAAGAACTATTCCTTTAGACCTACAGTAGTTAGTGATCTAAAGAAAGCAGCACAAGAATCTACTACTAAAGATATTATAAATACAGAGAGAGAGATATACATTGAACCCACTTACCCAGAAGTATTACAGTTCTTTAAAGAGTGTAAAGAAGAAAACAGTGAAGACAATCCGTTGTCATTCGACATCGAGACAGCGAGTGGAGAGATCACTTGCATCGGATTCGCACCATCACCAGAGCGTTCAATGGTCGTACCTTTTAGAGACACCACTCAAAAGTCTCAAACATTTTACAACTACACCACTGAACTGGCTGTATGGTCAGCGATAAAAGAATTACTAGAAGATAAAACAATAGTCAAGGTAGCACAGAATCAAACGTATGATGTGTCTTGGCTTAACCATAAGTACGGAATAGAAGTAGCAGGAACTATACACGACACCATGCATGCACAACATGCTATCCAACCAGAGATGGAAAAGGGATTAGGTTTCTTAGGTTCTATCTATACTAATGAGGGGGCATGGAAGAACCTTACAAGTTTTTCTAAGAGTACCAAAGAGGAATAAAACTTTATGAAACGTCCCCAATACTTTGCGGCCAAGCCGATAGAGGAAGAGTATATCCCTATCGAGAATGAGATAGTACTATGGCGTTCAGTATTGGATCAAGCTATGCAAGACATAGCCTACACAGGTAGAGATAAAGAGTACATAAAGTTTAGAGAAGATGCAATCGATTGGTTGTTTAATAATGATGAGGACTATGATTTGATATGCGACTTTGCTATGTTAGATACCAAGAAATCTAAGGAAGAATTTTTTTATATAATGGGGGTATCAAATGACAAGCGTAAAACAAATGACTGAGTTCTTTAAAAAAGTACAAGACTTAGAGAAAGAAGATCCAGTAAACTACCCAGCTCATTATAATAAAGGGGGCATAGGTTGTATTGATGCCATCAAAGCCTGCCAAGGTGAAGGGTTTAAATATTATTTACAAGGTAGTGCTATGAAATATCTATGGAGATATGAGCACAAAGAAAAACCAATACAAGATTTAGAAAAAGCTAAATGGTTTATTAACAAACTTATCGAAATCACACAGGAGAGGGATGATGAAAGTAATAAAGAACACGGAGATAGCGGCTCAAGAGTTAAGTAAGGAACAAACTCTTTGGGTATATTGCGGACTAGACTGCTCACTCACCAGTGAGATATGGTCAAAGCTATCAAAAGAATTAGACGAGACTACTAAACATACCTACAAGTTTGAATTGGATAGTCTCAAGCCAGCACTTAGTATGATGTTGCGTGGACTAAAGGTTGATGAGATGAAGGCAGGATTACTCCGTGCCCCCCTTATCAAGAACAGAGTCAAGGTTGAACGCATGTTAAATCTATTTGCTAATGCTGTATGGGATAAAGATCTTAATCATAACAGTCCACTACAGTTAAAGAGTTTCTTATATGAATGGCTGAACTTACCACCAGTGATTGCATATACTAAAGGTAAACAAAAGGTATCGACTGACAAAGAAGCACTAGAACATTTACGCAGAGAGTATCCACGAGCACGGCCATTCTGCAATTCTATTATAACTTTGCGAGATATAGATAAACAATTAAACATACTCAATTGTGAGAGAGATTCTGATGGTAGACTACGTACTTCGTTCAAGGTAGCAGGTACTGAGACTGGCAGATGGTCAAGTTCTGAAAGCCCTTGGGGCACAGGTACTAACCTACAGAATATCACAAAAGATATGCGGGAAATATTTGTACCCGATGAAGGTAATGTTCTCTTCTACGCTGACTTGGAACAAGCAGAGTCTAGAGTAACAGCTTACATTGCTGGAGATCAGGGATACATAAATGCGTGTGAAGGCGAGGACTTACATACCCAAGTAGTTAAAATGGTATGGCCTAATATGGGTTGGTCTTCTGACCTTGCACAGAATCGAGAGCTAGCTGATCGTCCTTACATAGGACACTTCAGTTACCGAGATATGTGTAAACGTGCAGGACATGGTACTAACTATGGTCTGTCAGCTACATCTTTAGGACGGCATCTAAAGATCAAGCTATCACACGCAACGAGGTATCAATTACTTTACTATGGTGGAGTGATTGCATTGTCATCACTGGAGAGATGGCATAAACAAGATAAGGAAGGTGGATTCCATGAACTAATTGATGGGGGCACGATTATAGGGACTGGACCATCTTCCTTAGTCCGAATACAAGGAGCATTTCCAGGCATACGTAAGTGGCATGATGAGACTGCAAAGCAGTTGCAATTAGAAGGCACGCTTACAACTCCACTGGGTAGACGCAGACAATTCTGGGGCAGACTAGATGAAGCGACTACCTTGCGGAAAGCTATTGCTTACGTACCTCAGTCTACTATTGGTGACTTACTTAACA